AAATAATCGTTCATGCGGCTTATCCATTCAGTCAATCTTTTTTCAATCCTGTCTTGATTTTTTTCAACCCAAAGATTAAAGCCGTTGCATTTAACTGTTTCTATTGTTGCTGCAGAATTCCCGACAAGATTATTAAGCTCATCATCTTCTATCCATTCTTCGTCATAATCATCAATGAGCATGCTGAAAATTATTTCATTCCTTTTATCTTCTTCTATTCTTGCTTCCCATTGTTCTTTTGCATTCATGTTGTCGCCCCTTGTTTTTGTTTCAAATTTTTCCATGTTTTAGCTCCTTTATTATTATTTATGGTTATTCATATCTATTGCATACACCATGCCACAACCTAAAAATCATGGTCTTGAGCGTTTTTTAATTCAGTTTTGACAAAAATTGTTACGTGTTTTTTATAAAATGCCAAGAGCCTTTGTTTATACATCATACAAGATTACAATTTTTGTCATGATTTGACAAAAATGAGTCAAATCTGCCATATAGCCTATATCCTAAATAAAACACTTGCATTTTATTCAATATTGACTTGATAATGACTTTGTTTATTGTTTTTTTTATAACACTATCAAGGAATCGTTATAGATTAATGGCAAAACGTAAATTCATAGACTGGGATTCAATCGAGCCTTTATATCGAGCCGGTTTTTTATCTTTGTTTGAAATTTGTGATCAGTATCATGCTGACCATGTTCATTCTCAAGTCTGGAAAATAACTGTAACTCATGCAGCTATTATTAAAAAAGCTAAAGAAAAAAAATGGTCTCGGAACCTTGCTGACAAAGTAAAAGAACGTATTAAAGAAAGGTTAGTTACAAAGTCAGTTACAGGTTGTAACCAAACCATTTCTGATAATGATATTATTGAGCGAGCGGCTGAAGCAGGTGTGAGTGTTATTATTCGCCATCAAGAAGAAATTAAAGCCCTTTTATTTCTTGAAGATAAGTTTTTAATAGAGCTTGGAGCCGATCCCAAAAAATTACATTTTGCATCATATCAAGGTGATCTTTTTTCAGAAGAAGTTGGATTGACCATTACAGAAAAATCAATTGCTTTAAAAAATCTTACTTCTGTTAGGGCTCAAAGAATAACACTCGAACGTCAAGCGCATAATCTTGAAGATGTAAAACCAACTGATCCAGGGGATACAAATATAATTATAAATCCGATTGATGAAATGAAAAAACGTGGCATACCAATTCCTGATATATGGACACAAAATGGTGATTAACAAACAATGATATCAGATGTTGATATAATAGAAAAAGGATGGGTTCAAGAATCTCGAATCAATTTTCTTGCATATCGGATATTCATGCACAACAAGATGTTTAAGCATGGGTGGTTTATTGATGATTTGTGCTTACAGCTACAGCAGTTTTATTCTGATTTGATTAATAACAAACGGCCTATTTTATTGATTCAGACGCCTCCGCAGCATGGCAAAAGTTTTACAATATCCGATTTCATAGCCTGGATTATCGGCAAAATGACATCAATCCGGATTATATATGCCAGCTATTCTGATACGCTTGGAATCAGGTGCAACACGTTTGTCCAGCGCTCATTTGATTCTGCAAAATATAAAAAGATATTCCCGAACTTGAACATATCAAATCAGAACATTGTAACACAATCAAACAAGGCTAGGCGCAATTCAAAACTGATCGAAACATGGGAAGGCAATGAGCCTACGGATTTGTCTGAATCAGGATTTTTCAGGAACACCACTGTAGCCGGATCTATCACAGGGGAGAGTTTAGACCTTGGAATTATAGACGATGCAGTCAAGGGCCGGGAGCAGGCGAACAGTATCACCTGGTCAGAGAAAGTATGGGAATGGTTCACGGATGATTTTCTGACCCGGTTTAGTGAAAAAGCCGGCATGATCATCATAACTACCCGGTGGACGACACACGATATTATAGCTCGGTTTAATAAAATCGTGAGCAACTTTGACGGGAAGGTAACCAGCGTCAACTACCCCGCCATCGCCACTGATGACGAAAAACACAGACAAGCCGGGGATCCTCTTTTTCCTGAATTAAAATCATTGAGTTTTTTAAAATCCAAAAAGGCTATCATGGCACAATCGAGTTGGGAGTCTTTATACCAAGGCAATCCAACCGTCACCGGCGGCAATCTCATCAAAGACGACTGGTGGGCCTGGTGGAAGATCCTGCCTAAAATCCAGTATAAATTTATCACCGCTGACACGGCCCAAAAAGATAAGAAGCAAAATGACTGGACTGTGTTTCAGTGCTGGGGTATGGGGATTGATAATCGGATTTATTTACTTGATAAATTGCGTGAGAAATTCCATGCCCCTGCCCTGCGGCGTGAGGCTGAAATATTCTATAAGAAACATGATACTGCCAGGATTAACCCAGACGACCCGATATTGCGTAAAATGTATATCGAGGATAAATCCAGCGGAACCGGGTTAATCCAGGAACTTAAATTGAAACGGCTGAAAATTGAAGAGGTGCCCCGGATCACTGATAAGGTTTTGAGAGCTGAAGACGTTGCACCATATATTGAGGCAGGGCAGGTAGTTCTTAATCTTGACGTGCCGGGTGTTGGGAATCTGACCAAAGAGGGTCGGGAGTTTCCAAATGGTGAGTTTGACGATGACTTTGACTGTCTTATGACAGCGGTTGAAATCAGTTTTATTAATAAGCAGCGAGAAATTTTCGTTGCATAAAGGATGATATGGGTATAATAACAACTAAAGATTTGTCATATGATAGACTGCATGATGTTTTAAATTATAATAAAAAAACTGGTATTTGGACAGAAAAGATACGACGCAAGGGTGTTAAGATCGGCGGTATTATAGGTTGTGTTAATCAACTTGGATATAGAGTGATTAGCATAGACCAAAAAAGATATCAATCCAGCAGATTGGCATTTTTATATATTGAGGGATATTTTCCTGAAAACGACATTGATCACATTAATAGAATTAAAGATGATGACAGATGGGAAAACTTACGCCATGTGTCTCACCAATGTAATGTTAGGAATAGTGGTGAATTTAAAACAAATACATCAGGAATCAAGGGTGTATATTGGAAAAAAGATAAGAAAAAGTGGAGTGGTGGAATAAAAATAAATGGCAAAAGTCTTCATCTTGGTTATTTTAATTCTAAAATAGATGCTGCAAAGGCAAGATGGGAAGCCGAGAAAAAATATAATTTTCCTGATTGTAACACTATAAGCTCTGCTTATTTGTATTTAAAAAAGGCGGCTGCATGATAATACCTGGTTTTATTAAAAAAATATTTACTCGCAACCTGGCAATTGCTGACTCGTGGATTGTTAAAATGGGGGCTCCTGTCTATACTACCTGGACCCTACAGAAAGCAGTAGCAGAAGGATATAAAGTCAACGGATGGGTATATCGGTCTGTATATCTAATTGCCAAAGCCGGATCACAGGTTGGTTGGGTGGTCACAAACGACGATACCGGCGAACAAAAACCAGATCATCATTTGTCAAAATTGTTTAGAAAACCGAACCCGCACATATCACGCCAGGATATGTTCGAACTTATTATTAGTTGGTTGGAGCTTGTCGGCAATAGCTATCTTAAAAAAGTCAAAGCTGCTAACAAAACCGTTGAGCTTTGGCCTGTATCCCCGGACCGGCTATCTCCTGTCCCTGCAAAACAGATTGACGAGTGGTTAAAAGGGTATTCGCTTGATCTTAATTTAAAAGAATTATATGAGCCTGAAGACATCATCCACCACAAGTTTTTCAATCCTGCAAATCCATTGCTGGGTATTGCACCACTTGAGGCAGCCGCCCGCACCGTTGACATTGACAATGCACAACAGGATTGGAATAAATCAGCCATGCAGAATAGGGGCGTTGTAGACGGTGTGATGTCCTTTGAGCGGACGTTTGACAGTCAGGATCAGGTTGATAAGATAGCAGAGAAGCTGAATGAATCAGGGGCCGGGCCTTCAAATGCCCGGAAAATAAAAGTAGTTGGATCAAACGCAAAATATACCCGGATGAGTTTAAACCCGGTTGAAATGGATTTTACGAACTCAAGGGATAAAAACCGGGATGCAATTTTTATAATTTTTGGTATACCCCCTGCTTATGGCGGATCACAGGAAGCATCAACATATAATAATTTTAACGTGTCGGAATTAATATTCTGGTTTCAAACGTGCATACCGCTGTTGGATGATATCAAAGACACGTTTAATTTATCGTTCAGGGATGAGTTGAAAGAGAATGAGACACTATCTTATGATCTTTCCCGGGTGCCTGCAATCAAAAAAGCTATGATTGAATGGACTGAGACAGCGACCAAGCTGCATGAAATGGGTGTACCGTTTGAGCAGCTAAATAAAGTATTCAGTTTTGGTTTCCAGGAATTTGAGAACTGGGAAAAATCATATGTCAAAGAATCAAAACCGGAACAGGTTGAGCAGCGGATGAACATTAGCTCAGGTAAATATAATTTTAAAACTCCATTCAATGAAATAAAATATACCCTGGTTGAAACCCGGGATGTGTTTGATGAGAAAAAAGAAATTGCCAAACTTGCTGAAGGTCCTATCAAGGATATCATTTTTAATTTGCTCGACAAACAACGTGAGGCTGTTTTTAATAATCTTACCGAGTCAGGAGCAAAGGCAATTATCAAAAAATCAATACCGGATTGGGTGACAGAATTTAATAAGATTTATATGGATATCGGTATTGAATTTGGTTCAAAATTGGTAGTTGAGAAGAGAACTATTGAATCTGAGATTGAGATTGCCATGGGTGATTTTCTTGAGTCTGAAAAAATCATACTGACTGAATGCTCATTTATTGCCGAAACCACCACAGATAAAATACTCGCACAAATTGCAGATGGGATTGAGCAAGGGTATTCAATCGGTCAAATCCAGCAGGCTATCACTGACACGGGTATTTTTTCACCTGCCAGGGCTTTGGCTATTGCCAGGACAGAGACCGGCACAGCGGCAAACCTGGGACAGTTCACAGCAGCCGGGATATCAGGGGCTGATAAAAAAACATGGTCAACGGCTACCTTTGAGGTACGGGATTCTCACCAGGTCATGAACGGGGTGACGGTTGATATTGATAAACCTTTTACGGTTGGTGGCGAATCTGCTATGTATCCCATGGATAACAATTTATCACCTGGTGAACGGGTAAATTGTTTTCTACCTGGTACTAAAATTTATGGTCAAATATCAAAAGGCATGAAGTCCATCTATGAGGGTGAAGCATTCGAGATCAAGACTCTTAACGGGCATGTACTTAGGGTGACCATGAATCACCCCATATTTACCGATCAAGGAGTCGTCCCTGCAAGACTTGTTAAGCAAGGGGATAAGGTTGTCACAAACAAAATTAATATTGAAAGGACAATGTTGATTCCATCTGATAAAAATAACTGCCCATCCACTGTCGAGAATATATTTAGTACGCTCTCTTTGATTGCCTCGCCGGAAATTATAGGGACTATTCCCGAATATTTCAATTGCGATGCGGCCAGTATTAAAGGCGATATCAATATTATTAGTACCAATAGGGAATTGTTGAGTGACTTCAAGTCCTCTTTCCCTGAGAGACGTAGCAAGGTCGTCCTCAAAAAATCCCTTTCTGAGTTGCTTTTTAAAAACAGTGGTGGTTCTTTTGCTCTTGGTTTTAGCGGTGTCTTTACTCCCTCTCCTGGCCTCCCATGCAGCGATCATGTGTTTATGGATAAGTCTTTTATCTTTTTTGATTTCATTCCATTTGAGTTTTTCGGCTTGACTTCTATTTCTGAGTTCAATCCCATTTTGTTTAAGGACTCTATAAATAGGTTGTCTGGAAACATCGAACATCTTAGAAAGTTTTTTGATGCTGAAACCGCTCAAATATTGTTCGATTATTTCAGGCTTTTTGGATTCAATTTGACTGTCTCTCTTATTGATGTTGCTCCCAGATTTAGCACGGTTTATGACCCCAGCTCCATTAAGAATGTTATAAAAAGCAGTGGGTGCAAGAGAGACGGAATCCATGATGTCTTGAATTCTTTCTCCGGCAATGTATCTGTCGATAATGTCTTGAGTGTTCATAAATTTAATTACTCCGGTACTGTTTATGATGTTGAATCCCCGTATGGATGGGTTTTCGCCAATAGTATCCTTTCATCTAATTGTATGTGCACCTTAACATATTCAATAGAAAATTAAAAGAAAATAAATAAAAGAGGTAAATTATGAAAATGGAATACAGAAAACTTGGTGAAATAAGAGCAATAGACGAAGCTGAAGGTATTGTCGAGGCATATTTGACAGCCTGGGATACTGTTGACAGTTATAAAACGTCGTTTCAGCGTGGATGTTTTAAGCGTACGTTCGAGGAGCGTGGTCATAAGATCCGGCTTATCTGGAATCATGAACGGTTGGCAGGCAAGGTGCTGGAATGTTATGAAGACGATTATGGTCCATTTGTCAAAGTTAAGTTTAACCTTGATACACAGGCCGGTAAAGAATCCTTTGCCCATGTCAGGGATAAAGATGTGGACTCGTTTTCGTTTGGTTTTAATGTTGTTGATGATGCGATTATAAACAAGATCAGAACATTCACTGAAATCAAGGTCATGGAATGTGGGCCGGTTATATTTGAGGCCAATGGAGCGGCAAAAATAACTGATGCCAGGGCAGAGGATTTTGAGCAAACGGTCAAGGACAATGAAATATCAGGACGTGGTTGGAAATTGATATATGCCCTTGAAAGCACTATTGACGATATATACTGGAATTATGACAATAATTCTGAGGCAGTCATGGGAAAAATCGACATGGCCATATCTGATTTTCACGGCGCATATATAGCCTGGCTGGCTGAATATTACGCTCAGTTTGGGACCAGGTCAGCAACATATAAACAATTGACAAGAACTGGAAATATCATCCAGGAAGCTTTAAAAAACGCTGAGAATATAGAGACTATCACTCGTGAAACGTCTCTTACTGACACGGATATTGACAGGCTAAAGGATGGAAAACTTTTAAACCATGGAGCAAGAAGCAAGTTGCCTGAACTTCCTGAGAACATCAGAGAAGCACACCAGGCACAGCGGAGAAACACCGTCGAGAATCTTTGTTCTGAAATTCGTGAGATTGGATTTAACGAGGCTGAAAAACAACGATTTGCTGCATTGCTTGGACTGACAAAGGAAACACAGAAAGGAAATGTCAGTGTAGCTGATATAGATGATTGGTTTAAGGCTTTGCATAATTCAATAAAGTAATTTTAATTAAACCAATTAAACAAACAAACTAACAACTATTAAAAACAGGAGTATTTAAAATGCCAGATAACAAAGAAATCAAAGACCTTCAGGAAAAAACTGCACAGCTTTTTGAAGAGTTGAAAAAAAGAAATGATGAAAAGATTCTGGAAGCAGAAACCAGAGGTGGAACAGCCACAGCAGAAGTGACCGCAGCAGTCAATAAGGTTAATGCCGAAATTGAAGAAATCAGAAAGCTGACCACCACCCTTGAAAAAAGATTAAACCGGCCCCAGTATGATCAGAATGGCCAGAAAGAAATTTCCCCGGAAGTCAAAGCCAGACAGGATGCTTTTGTAAAATATCTCAGAACAGGTCGGCCAGGTGACGGAAATGCAAACTGGACACCCGAGGAAACCAGAGCCCTTGCCGGCACTTCTGATAATGATGGTGGAATTTTTAT